CAATCGACCTTGTCAGACGGACCTGAGCTAGGTGCGACGGGCATTCGCATAATGCCCGATACGTCCACCCCGTTGGCGTTGTCAGCCAGAGAATCGCTACCGAATCCAGACATCCGCAGAGAACGTGCTGCCTGTTCGAAGTCTCCAGCGTGGTGGAGCAGAGAGTAGACGGCGAAGGGCGAGTAGCCTTTGTTCGGCTCGAAAGGCGCAGCGTTCGAGCTGAAGACATAGAAGACGCGATCCTTGAGCGTGGCGGATGTACCCGATTCCTTGCCGGGCCGTCGCCAGTGCTCATTCTCGCCTTCGGTGATGAGCTTCCAACCAGCATCCTGCAGCACAGCCCGTACATCTCCCTGCAAATTGAATTCATCACCAGGGCGACCGAGAGGGGAGGTGTGACGTGCTGTAGGGGCGGGCGGGGTCGCGAGCGGGGCTTCTTCGCCAGCGAGCGTCTCGAGCTGGTCGCGGGTGACCTCTCGTATCGTTTCGGGCAGATCAATGATCGTCGCCAGACGATGCGGCCTGTCGTCGAGCGAATCGCCCTTGCGGTTCCAGGTGCCCGGAACACGGATGATCCTCGCCGCGTTGGCTACGCTGGTGTCGATGTTCGCCTCTGCCGTGCTGCTGCCCTCGAGTGCCTGCAGACATCGCTTCACGAGCCCGCTATCCGCGGATGGGATATCGATCCGGTATAGCAGTTGTGTTCCGTTGCCGGAGTCGATTGTGATCGGCTCCGGCCAGCCCATGATAGTCAGCCCGTCACGGACATCGATAGCCACGTCGCGAGCGTGCTGCTTCTCTGCAGCTGTCGCGCTGATGCCCGCCGGGCGAACGGGGTCGACGTCGACGAAAAGCCATCTACGCGAGATAATATCCTTGTCGCCGGTCGTTTCCCGGCTCTTGACCGCCTTGATTCTGTTGTTCGCCCGGGCCAGCAGGTCCGGGTTGACCGGGTTGATCGTGACGTATACGCCTGCGTAGGATTGGAAATTGGCCAGTGAGTTCGGCACGTCTTCGATATGATCGAAATCATAGTATCCGCTCTCCACATGTTGCCATTGGCTTCCAGGCATTACCGCGTCGAGGACGCGGATTTCGAAAACATCCCCTGGCCGGAAGTACGCTCTCAGAGCGTCTTGGATTGATTTCTTTGTTTGGTTTTTCATGTCGTCCATATTGCCGTTCTGCCCCGTGGAAGCAAGGCTGAAAAATTTTACTTCGCGACTCAGCGCCCGCTACGTTTTGATCGCACATGATGCCCGTCACGTTTTGCTTGCTCATGATGCCCGCCACGTTTTGCTCGCACTGGCGGGCCTGACATTAGGCTGATCGCTAGATCAGATATATCAGTCGCTGATATCATTTTCGATATGCGGTATTTCGATGGCGGATTGAAATCGATATTCTGAGCAAGACCATGTTTGGCATGATTGAATTCCGCCCAATTATCCATATTTGATAACCAGCATTCTATAGGAAGTTTCAGCTCCAACGCCCAACGTATGAGTCGGCGTTCGGTGAACGTGTGGTTATACATTGTTTTGTAGAATTGTTGTCCTTGTTTTATTACGCCGATCAATTCTTGTCGGCTCATGTTTTCGGGTTTCTTATTTATCATTGAATTATCCTTTTGTTATATAAATTGCGCATTGTGCTGCATGTCCGTCTGACCCAGCGCCTGTCCGCCAGACATTCGCATTGTCGTCGCTTGTCCGCATTGTATTGATTTTTTTGTTTTGGTTTTCATGTCGTCCGTATTGCCTACCAGCATGCAGGTTTCACCAGCAGTATAAAACCGCTTACGATGATGGCTACGATCGACAACGAAAGCATTAAAACTTGGGTATGCCAAAACCAGCGTAGATAATCGAGGTCCATTGCTATCATTGAGATTGCAGAACCAACTAAACCGATACACATGACGATTAATTGTAGACTCATGCTTTGTAATGGCGTGACGTTTTTATTTGCATGCACCTCGTATATCACGCATTTGTTTTCTACCTCTGAGGTATCGAGTTGGGGGGAGGCCTCCAAGCTGGCCAGAAAGAATCGATTGTGTTTCATTATTATCTCATCACGCTTGCTTATTTCGGATTCCAAATCATCACACTTCGGGCAGTTATCTGGATATGTCATCATGTTCTTCTTCCATTGTTAAAAACACTTGGTGGTACAGGCCCGCCAATCGCTCGATGAAAGCTTCGTCGTCTTTTAGCGGGACTCCTTTAGTTGGTACTCCAGCGTGGAAAAGTACTAGGTGTGTGATTTCATGCCACAGCACAAGCATTCGTTGCGTCTCCGGCACAGACGGCGGGTTTGTCCTTGGTATAATCTCAATGCGATTTTGATTGTAATAACATTTTCCGTATAAACCTTCCCATGATTCCAAATCTGACCTTTCAACCACTTCTATAGTCTGGCCAAGTATTTTGAATCTTACGGGGATATTGATATTCATTTTCTTTCCTTTTTCAAAACGGTATTTCGTCTCCATTGAACCACTCTGTAGCTAACACTGATTCGCCGGTCGCGAATGAATCTCGTTCATCGCTCCCGTCGAGTCGCGGTGGAATCGATCCTAATGTCATGGCCACGACGTCGCCGAATTTATTGCCGGTGATTGTCCGGTATGTGATTTGAGTTACCTCGGCCAGTCCGCCAGCGATAGCGATATCCACCGCCTGCTCTACGGTGTCGGGCAGCGGTTCCAGGCTCCGCTCGGACCACCAAGCCTCGAATTTATTCCTAGCGTATCCGCTGTGTTCCGGACAGACCCATTGACTCTTTTTCGTCATACTGAATTTATCGACGCAATAATCAACCCGTAATGTCACGGAGAGCAATTCGCCTGTCTGGCGATCTATTTTTTCCCAGCGGGAATAATAGACATGATCGATATCAAGGATTTCGTCGAAGATTTCGCCAGAGAGGATACTCTCCGTCGATGCATGCTCGTCATGTTTTTGCCGCTCGGGCGGCGGGAACTCGTACCCGCATTCCGGGCACGTGGCATAGGCTGCATGGATCAGCGCCTGGCACTGTGGACACTCCTTCGCAGGCGCTTCCCCGTTGCCGGGCGAGTGATCATTGATCGCTAATGCATCGACTGGGCCATGTCGTATTACATTCCCGCCGTAGTCCAGGACCAGACAATCATTTTTACCTGGACAGATTCGAGTACCACGACCGACCATCTGGACATATAGCCCAGCGGATGCAGTGGGGCGGAGCATGACGACGCAATCTACGTTAGGCGCATCGAAACCCGTGGTCAATACATTGACATTGGCTAGGAATTTCAGGGGCGGCAATTCCGTATAGAGGTCCCGTAGCATTGTCGTATCGCCTCGGAATCGAGCGATGATTTCTGCTCGCTGATCTTTCGGTGTCGAGCCTGTGATCACAGCGCATTCTTGTTTCGAGTATTTTGCGATATGTTCTGCGACGTTTTTGCAGTGCTCAACGCCACTAGCGAATATCAGTACCCTCTCCCGATCGCGGGTGAGGTCGACGATTTCGCGGCATGCCACCGGTACGAGGCCGGGTTTGTTCATTGCTGTTTCGATTTCAGAATTGACAAACTCGCCCATTCTGATATGGAGATTTTCAAGGTCCGGTTTGGCCGACCCTGCTCGACTCACGAGCGGCGAGAGAAACCCTTGATCGATCATATCTTTTAGCGGCGCGTCGTAGCAGACGCGGTTCAGAATATTGCCTTCCGTTTCCTGGCAGATCGCACCGCCTCGCATTCGCCACGGCGTAGCCGTCAATCCGATCACTCGCATGTGAGGATTTATTCTTTTCAGCTCGTCGAGCACCTGCCTGTACATCCCCTCGCCGTCTGATGGGATCATATGGGCTTCGTCTACGATCACCAGGTCAAATGCTCGTGGTTTTGTTCCAGCGGCACAGAGTTCAATCGCTCGACTGTATACCGATTGTATTCCGCCGATAACGACGGCATTGGTTGTATCGCGGCGATTGAGGCCCGCTGAATAGACGCCCAAATCCATGTCCGGGCAAAGGTTGGCCATGTGCTCCGCGTTCTGTTCCAGCAATTCCTTGACATGCGCGAGGATGAGCACTCGCCCGCCCCATCGAGTAACGGCGTCTGTTGCGATCTGGGCCAGCACATAGCTCTTACCCGTCCCCGTAGGCAGGACGACGCACGGATTGTCACTGCGATCCCGCAATGCGTGATAGACAGCATTGACTGCATCGATTTGATATTGGCGTAATTTCATTCGTCGTCACTCAACATTTTGAATCCATGACAGAGCCTGACATGCAAGCTTCGTGGCTCTATTTTTCCCGCTTCGTCTAAATATGTTTGGAAAAAAAATATCGGTATCTGTGTGATCCGTTTCGTTGCTCCCGCTGCGACTCGCCGACTATCAGCGAGTCGCAGGTAGCATTCGATGCAGACTAAAGAACCTGGTCGCCACCGGTTGCCGAAATATTTCCCGCACGTACATTGTAAATATTCCATCGGTCATTTTCCCTTTTTCGATGCTCTCTCTATTCCTTCTGAAATCCTCACAGAGAGCCGCCCTGGCTTGGCCGGATCTTTGCGGACGACTACCAGGACGTCCACCTGGCAATCGTCCTCGTAGATACCCGCATGCTGCAGGGAATCGAGTAGGCATTTTAGGATATTATCCAAATCACGCCGTCTTCGATCTGGCGGGTAGGCGAGGATGTATACGCTCAGTCGCCCGGTGAGGGGCGCAGTGATCGCCCGTATGGCAGGGATTACCGCGATAGATTCGCGGTAATCCCTGCCCTTCCGAGAAATCAAGACCCGTGGCCCGACGTGTCGGTAATAGTGATTTACGCTGGGCGGCCACGGGAGCAGTAGCTCGATGGGTTTCTCGCCTACCACGGCGAGTCAGACTTATTATACGCTGGTATAGCAGGCGGCTGCTGCGTTGGCGTAGCAGGCTGCTGCGCTGTAGCAGGCTGCTGCTCGCAAGTCTCATAGCCTTTGATCTCGTTAGTGAGGTCGCCGGTGTCTTCGCGTTTTTTGACGCTGACGCTGATCATCAGCGGCAGATTATGCAGCTCGACCGAGTCATGCGGCTGCATTACGCCGACCGCCCGGCAGATGGCCGACAGTTCCGATCGAGCGATTTCGACGGCAATAGGGTTAGGGTTATTGATGTTCAGCCGCGCCCAGAGCAAGCGATTTTTATACTCGCCCTCTATGATCGTCATTGTCATCTGGAGGTAACTGCCAGCACCGCTCTTGGTCGCCTTCATTTCGCTTTCTGTGATAATAACGTTGTATTTGCCAGCTGGAATCGGCTCGAAATCCCTTGACGGCTCGACGTCGTTCGCATTGAATCCATTGAGGTTTGCCATTTGTATTTACCTTTCTGGGGTGGTGTAGAAATGTCTGATGCTATCGAGTATAGCGGACCAGTCGAGGGGCATCACCTCGGATAGTCCGTAACGGTTTTTTGCGAGTACGATATTCGTCTCCTCAGTCCTGATAATACGCGATCGATCATTTGCTCGATGGCAATATAGGATCGCGTCAGCCCACTCGACGAATGCAGCGGAGACGATATCCGGCAGGTCAGGAGCCGCTCGGCGGATGGAGGTACCCTCTGGCGTTTTTTCCTCGGCGTTGACCGCATGCGCCAGCAGAATAATTACCGTCCCGCGTGCATTGATCTGATTGAAAAGCGGTAAAACTTCCCGAAAGACTAGGTTTTTTATGATATCTCGCGCCTTGAAGAACCCGCCGTGAGAACCTCCGACACTGTTCGTCAGGTCGCCGGGGTCTTTTGGGTCCATGTCTATCGTGACGTGTTCGATTACGCGCCGGCAAAGCCAGTCCAATGTATCGACGGCGATGGTCTTGGGCGGGTCGGTCATCGTGGCCCAGAGAACCAGCCACTCACGCATTTCTGGCCACGTGGCACAGTAGGGCGTCCGAATCAGGTCGGGGATTGATCCGGCCCCGTTCTCGCAATCCAAGAGCGTCGCTCCTGCCGTGGCGGCGAATGTAGTTTTGCCGATTCCAGGAGGGCCGTAGAGAATGATCTTTGGCGGGGCTGGTTTTTGCGACTTGATCAATTTGTCGCTCAGCGAGGGCTGTTGTGCTGGGGTCATGTCATTTTCCTTTCCGTCAGGGGTGTGGTCTGGGTCACTTGATTCGCAGGCTCGTACCACGAGCATGCAGCGTGCATCCTGAGACAGTCTGGCCCGCTTCGATCGTCTTTCTGATTGCGTCTTTATTGGCGACGATTTCCCGTATCTCGATTTGGAATTCATCGGGCAGCTGTTCTGGCGACACTTGGATATCCAGAGGCTGCAATCCGCCATTGCCGGCGACCGTCACCCGGAACCGGGCACCGTCCACTCGTTTGACGCCGATATCTTCGAGCTGCTCCTTGAGCCGCGTCTTGAGGTATCGGATCGAATTCTCT